CTGCTGGTACTGCAGATGGACCTCCGCCTCGAAGTTCTTGACGAATGACAGCTCGACGGATGTCGACATGAAAGAGCGCTCCTAATCCGCGCGAGGGCGGGCGGAAATGCGTGGAACCGCCGGTTGTGGGTGACCGCCGGCGAACATCCGACGGGCCGCGCCGCGGCAGGCGGGTGCGGTTGTCCTGTCGGGAAGGGCGTTGGCTGGAGGGGAGAGGGAGAGGCGGCCGGCGCCGAACGGCTGCCGCCGGAGCCTCAGGACTTGTCCTGGTAGAGGCGGCGGAAGCCCTCGCGCACCTTGTCAACGATCGCCGGATCCTGATGCTTCCAGTAGCGGGGATCACGCATCAGCTGCTTCAGCGAGGCTTCGTCGGCGGCGGTATCGGTGCTGCTGCCGCCGCGCATCAGGCCGGGCTCCTCGCCCGCCATCATCCGGTGCATGGCAACGACGCCCTCGAACGTGGTGGACAGCGCCTCGAAGACGCGGGTGGGCAGCCGGGCCCGGCCCCAGGCGTCGATCTGCCGCGCCACCTCGCGCCAGCGGTCGGCGCCGCCGAAGTGCTGGGTCAGCCGCTCGATCTGGGCATCGGCCTCGAACATCGCCGCGAGTTCGCCGATCATCGGCATCAGCCGTTCGCAGGCGAGGTCGTAGACCAGCTGCGCCTGCTCCTGGGTGAAGCCGGCGGCATGCAGTCGGCGATTGATGTCGGCGTCGGTGGTCAGCAGGTCATTCTTGACCACGACCTTGTACTGGTCCGGCGCAGCCGGCACGTCGCGCGTCGGCGTCGAGCCCAGCTTGCGCTCCAGTTCGGCGTAGGACTTGATCAGCGCATCCAGCCGCACCTGGCCGGCCCTTTCGTCCCAGAACTTCTCGGGAAGCCCTGCCGGACGGCCGGAGCGGACACTGTCGGCGCTGGCGGTGGCAGGCGCGGGCGCCGGCGCGACGTCGGCGCCGCCGGCGGATGCGGACAAGCCGGCGTCGAGCAGGTTTTCGGTCATCGGGCTAGTCTCCCTGAAGGTCAAGGTTGCGAGGAGAAAAGGGGTGCGGACCGGAAGGCCCTCCGCCTCCTTCGCGGATCAGCATCAGCACCTGGGCAACCAGCTGGCGCTGCCCTTCCAGGTGGCGGAGCTGAGCATCGGAGGCGGCCGGGCCGACCGCCCGTTCCAGCGTCCACGCGCGCAGCTGCTGCAGAACCCGCCGCCCCTCGGGCGTCGCGAAGCAGCGGGCGAAGGCGATGGCAAGGCTCTGCCCGCCGTCGCCGGTACCCGTGTCCGCATCGCTGGCGGCGCCAGCACCGTCGGCCTGCCACGGCCAGCCGGCATCGCCGGTCATCGCCGCTCCTCCTGGCGGATGGGATCAAGGGCAGGTTCGGACGGGACGGTGTCCGTCTCGGTGCGGATCAGATCGCCGGGAACGCCGAGGGTGCGGCCGAGCCAGCGGGCGGCCGCCGCCTGGTCCACCGCGGCAAGCGCCTCCGGCCCCAGCGCGCGGACCGCTTCCAGCCACACCAGCGTGTTCTGTACGTCCTGCTGCGCCTGGGAGCGGGCCTGCGGCGACTTGTATTCCAGCACCACCAGGCGGTGGTCGAGGGGCAGGTCGGGGATCTCGCCGCGGCGGGCGAGGATGGCGCGCGCCCGTGCCGCCAGCGGCGACAGCAGCTCCGACTGTAGCCGGCCGTAGGTGGCGCCGAGGATGCGCGCCATCTCGGCCGACCGCTCGAGCACTTCGGTTGCCGTCATCCGCGGGCCGTTGACCTGGCCGAGCTGATCGACGAACAGCGCCTTGCGAATGCGTTCGCGCAGCTGGTCGAGGACGAGTTCGGAGACATCGAAGCGGCCCGGCGTCTCCAGCGGCGTCAGCCCGGCCGAGCCCACCGCCTTCGGGATGATCGTGCCGGGCACCAGCTTGATCGTCGCCGGGTTGATCACGCCGTCATCGTCGGCCTGCCAGATGCCGGTAACGGCGATCGAGGCGTTCTTCAGCACCAGCTCGACCACCTTGTTGGTGGTCTTGATGTCGGGCAGCGCCTTCATCACCGGCGAGCGGCCGTAGACCTCTCCCGGCGCCTTCAGCCAGCGGAAATTGATGAACGGCGAGGCGGCGAAGCGGCCCTCGGCGAGGACCGAGCCGCCGGCGAGGTCGAAGGCGTCGGCCTCGGTCACCGCCATGTAGGCGAAGCCGTTCTCTTCCGGCATGACCGCCTCGATCACCGCGATGCGCCCATCGGCATCGAGGGCCCGATCGGCGTCGTGCCGCCCGCGCCCGCCGGACGCGCCGGGAAAGCGGGCCCGCAGCTGCTGCGGGGTCAGCTCGTGGCGACGGAACGTCGCATCGAGGCGGCCGGTTGGCCCCTCCTCCACGATGACCTGGGCCAGCGGCACGGCGGTGAAGCGGAATGCCGACGATTCGCCCGCCGGCATCTCCTCGAACAGCAGCGACGAGGTGCCGGCGGTGACCAGATCGAGGTAGCACTGGTGCATCTCGACGGCGAAGTTCGAGCGGTCGAAGTGCGATTGCAGGATGCTGTTGGCGCGCTCCAGCTCGGCCACCAGTGCCGGCCGCTCGTCGTCGGTGACGTCCGGGCCGGCGGCAAGCCCCATCCACCGCGTCCACGGCGGCGTCAGCTGCGCCATCAGGCTGGCGGCAAGCTGGTCGACGGCGTCGGGCGCGGTGCCATCGAAGATGCGGTCCCAGCGGCGAGCGCCGGCGGAACCGGGGCGGACGGCGGTATCGCGGGTCGGCAGGGCGAAGTCGTAGCACTCCTGCCACAGGCTCTCCCAGGCCGAGCGCTGCTCCCGCGCCCGGCGATAGCGGGCGAGCATCGCCGCCGGCGACAGCGTGGGCATGGCTATTCGCCCAGCAGCGACTTGCGCGCCGGCAGCCAGGTCGCCGGGGTCAGCAGGCCGCGGTCGGACGTGGTGACGGTGCCGGCGCGGCCCTTGCGCTGCTCCATCACCGCTTCCCGGCGCCGCTGCTGATCTGCCGCCTTGGTTTGGGCTGTTGCCGCTGCCGTCGCTGCCGCCGTCGCGGCAGGGCTCGGCTGCGCGGCCGGCGATGAAGACGGTTTGCTGGCCTTGAACAGCCCGCCCATCCGGGTGCCTCCTGCGCTGCGAATTTCGGGGAACGGCGCGAGGCACACTTCGGGCCGTCGCAATAGGAATATAGGCCTAATTATGGCGGCCTGTCAAGAGCCCGGTTGCAAAAGCCGGCGATAGAGCTGCCACGGCGTCAGCACCCAGGGCGCATGCAGGCCGAGGACGCGCTTGACCGCCTCGACGCAGGTATAGGGGCGGATGGGGGCGGGCCGCCGCGGCACCGCGCGCAGCCGGGTGGGCACGACGCGCAGGCCGCACTGATGATACCACTGCGTCAGCTCGCCGGCGGTCAGGCCGGTGACGACGGCAAGGTCGGTGCGGTGCGACAGCGGATCGCAGATCACCCAGCCGGCGTCGCTGCGGACGACAACGAAGCAGTGGCGGAAGCCGCGGCGCAGCGGCCGCAGCCGGCGCAGACTGCTGTCGTCGGCGAAGACGACCAGCGCCGTGCCGGCGGCATCCACCCCGGCGGCAGGGACGGCTTGCGGGCACGGCCGCGGCAGCGCCGCCGGCCTCAATCGAGGATGCCCTTGGCCCGCAACACCGTCGACAGCCGGTCCAGCGCCTCGGCCCACCGTCTCGCAGCGAGGGCCTCCTCGACGCAGCGCGGATCCGGGGCACGGCCGGCGAGGCCGAAGCTGCCGAGGACGGCTAGGTGGGCGTTGGTCAGCACGCCGCGGCGCTGCAGCGTCATGATCGCGCGGTAGATGTCGTCGGGATCGCAGGGCCGGGAGAAGCCGCCGCCGCCGCCGGCCAGTTGCGCGCCCTCGCGGCGGACCTGCTGGCAGCGGACGAACCAGAACCACGCCTCCTCGGCACTGTGAAACGGCGTAAGGGGCGCCTCGGCGGCGCTGCGGGGGATGTAGCGGGGGGTGGACAC